GCATTTTAGAATTTCCTCTTAATTGCAGTTTTGTTTCCAACCATCGACATTCCGATGGTAATAAGTGAAATAAACATTATAACAAATAAAGTACTCATCATTCAACTAAATTACCATGTAATCTACGAATCGCACGAAGTGCTTCTAAATTCATATCTTTAGTTCCTCCGTCGTAGGCAAGCGCATAACCAAACTCAATCATTTGTTCGTTGAGGGACACCAAGTCGTCCCCAATGTATAACCAACCGAGAAGGCGACCATATTTACCGATCCCACCAAGAAGTTCAGTCCTAACAGACAACTCATTATCACCAGCGATATTACTCTCCAATTTTTCTTTAAGCCAGTTGGTTGCGTCGATTCCAAGTGCTTTCCCCTCTAAGTTCTTCGTCCTTTTCTCTGGTGTATCAACTCCTGCAACTCTAACTCTTTTTTTTCTTGTATAAATCAAACCCGAGGTCGATAGTTATATCCAGCGTATCTCCATCAAGGACACGATTGATCTCCGTCACTCGGAAGTTGTAGCAGCTCTTCCTGCTCGGTGGTGTCATCTGTCCCATGAGATTCTCTTTTATCAACACCTAATATATAGTAGATAGCATAACCTGCCATACAAACAGAAAGAAATACCATAAAGATTACTGACCACACAGGATCATTTACGTTATTAAGTGGCACTCTTCTTATTTCTCCTCTTCATCTTTTGGTTTAGGAACAGGAACTGATACAGTTGTTTTTTGTGTTCCTCCACCATTTCCATTAGACTTTGATGGTGTCACACCAAAAGTTGCTAATGTACCAGTAAAAACACTGGCAATAAAGGTAGGGTCAATTTTTTGCTGAGGTATTCCGGGAATTGAAACATAGTTTAAAGTTAAGATTGCGCCCGTCCATGTCAATACAATTAATCTAACCAAACTAGAAATTCCCTCTTCATGCCACTGAAATTCATCATCATGATCTTTCTTCTTTTTTGGAAGCATTGATCTGATAGTTTTGATCATTACTATTTAGTAATATACCCCTCATCAACCAAGTATTTTCTTGTTAGTGGAGTGGGATTATACACTTCCCACATCTTTCCTGTAGAACATACCGCAAGTGCATCAGCAGTCATTCCTTCAGTTCTGCCTGCCCACCCGGCTTCTGCTTCCCAAGGAAGAACAGATTTTGGATAAGTTCTTTCTGCCATTTCTCTCCAAATAGATGGAACATCATCTTCAGGAAGGATAATAGCAATCAATGAATTATTAATTGTTCCTGCCATACAATCTTGTGCAACGTGCCATCCTTCATGTCTAACTACACTCATTAATGTAGATTGTCTGCCCATGAATGCATCATTCAGAAAGAAGTTATTACTTACGGTGTGGTAAACACCACGATTACCTACAGGAAAATATTTCTGATCTCCTAGAAAAACCATAACTCCGATCTTATCAAGGGAGTCCAACATCTCATTAAACTCAGTAGCAACAGCAGAATAATCAGAGTTGGGATAATTATCTTGAATGCCTTTGATACTTGTGATTCTTTGAACATTATCGGTGCATTCCCGTAAGATCATGCAACCCAAAGAATCATTAGTATAGTATCCTTTAGTTATTTTTTCATCTCCTGCATATGCTGTTCCTGTCAGTGCAGCACATCCAAGAAGAGATAGTAAAAGTTTTTTCATGTATAGTATGCCTCAAAATATTTAATAATACCATTAGTATTTACATTACCTTGTGATACCCAATCATGAGCACATTCATACATTGATTGATTACTATACTCAGGTAATGATTCTTTTAGTTTACTACCATATTTAGTGAGAAGAACTTTAAGTGCCGACTCACGAAGTTTTAACTTCTGTTCACTATAACGCCAATCTTCAATCACCTAAACTGCTCCCAACCAGTCCCAGATTGCCAACCACCAACACTAGTTGAATTCAGTTGTGTTGTAGTTTTACCACTACTTGTAGCAATACGATAGATAGTCTCATGAATATCTTTTGGTTCTACTGTATCATTCTCATGCAGTAATTGTTTTTCGGATACTGCATGTTCATATGCTTCTTTGATAGTCATTTGACGATCAGATAAGACTGCCGGACCAAACCAAGAGTCATCATCCAAATACTTCGGAGCAAGAATTCCTACAAAAGAACCATAACCCTGAGTGAAGTGTCCAGAACCACATTCAAATAATGGTGCTTCTAAGTTATCAATTAAATCTAAAGTCATGCCCATACCATTTTCTTAGTGTAATCATACGCATAAAGTTCTCTATTACCTTTAATACCCCATCCTAACCAGTAGTATGCAGGTCTCATGTAATAAGATACTGTTTGCCCACCACCCTCAAATTGCGGAAGTACACGTTGAAAGATAGGTTCATTAATCATCCAACGAACTTGACAATCTAATTCACTTGGATTACAACTATACTTCACTGCAAAGTTTCCAAGTCCTCTATAACGATTAATAGAAGTCCATTGAATCAATCCATAACCACCCCTCAGACATTTTTCATAAGAAACACGAGCACCACCTTCACAAATGTTAGCAATGAATTTAGATTCTTGCTGAATGTTTCCCATGATTGTTGCAAGTGCATTACGATCAGAGATCTTTGTGTGCTCTTGTAATGCTGCTAGAACAACTTGTTCATTGGGAGTGCAACTAGGACACTTCCAAGTCTCTTCTTCAATAAGAATTTCTTCTATAGGTTCTGGTTCCTGTGTCACTTTGATTTGTTCAGGTTCTGGTGGGGAAGGGATTGCAATTGCACTTGCAAGAACTCCAATTCCAAAAAGTGATTTAATCATTGTCTCCAAGATATTCGAGTGAGTAGATTTCATGATCCTTAAGATTCGGGTCTAACCATTCGGCAAACTCTGACTGGATCGCATGAGCATCTTCTACAGATTTTAGCACATCATCCGTCTTCATGTCACACAGAATGCACATTCTGTCAACTGCCCACTCATGGGTCTTCTGTAGAGTCTTTTCCAAAATTTCCATAATCTTTCTGAAAATACTTTCCGAGAATGTTGTTATTGTAGTATGCCGGTGCTCCGTTGTCAAGTGCCTCTGATAGAACATTATTTAGAAACAACTGCTTAGTCTCCTCAAAGTTACAATCTCCCTTCTTCTCATGAAGACTTAGTATTACTCTACTGAAGAACTCTTTGCCATATCTTTTTATATCTTCCTTCAACTCAGGACAAGAACCATAATACTTCTTCCAATCAGATTCTTGTTTTACTTTTCTCTTTTTTCCCGGTGGGGTTCTGAACGACCAAAAGTATTTCCTTCCAAGGTATTTTCTACCGGTGGTCTTATTGGTAATACAATAAACAAAACCAAAGTGGTTCCCAATAGCATCAGACTCAAAAGGTTCATTATTGTATATCCAAGAATTCTCATAGCTCATTGTATAGAACTCAATGAGCTATTATTTATCTTTAACGGGGACAAACCTAGTCTACATAAAAAAAGGAGACTTGTCAAGCCCCCTTTGGAATATTATGTGAGTTTTCTAACGCAATCCAACTTCTTTATCTTGACGACGTTGTGTTCCTACAACTGCATTTGCTCTAGACCTTAAATTTTTAGCAGCAGTTCCTCTCTCACCAAAGTCTATATTTGGATCTTCTTTCCAGTCATCGACTTTTTTAGTCATTCTTTCTCTAGAGAGAGGAAGTTTAGTTGGTCTCGGTGATCCATATGCCTCTAGAATGGTCGCAATGTCCTCAGAGTCAATCTCATTGACCATCATCATTTGTGCCTCTTGGAGGTCTTCTGCGATGCCGTAGTCACACAGAAACTCGACTACTACATCATAGGTCTCAACCTCTTCAGACATTCTCTTAGCAACCTTAGATGCTCCTGAAGCAACCTTCTCAGCACCCCTTCTGATTAGACCCTTAAGTCCTCTTCTAGCAGCAGATCCTGCCCTCTCAGGAGCATTCTTGACTGCCGTCACTGCATCAGATACTTTACCCTTAATATTTGATTTGATTGCCGATTTTGCTTTATCTCTTACAGACTTGTGTCTAGTATTTGTTGTTTGTGGTGTAAGATCTTTTCCTCTTTTGTCCTTGAGTTTTGTTCCTGTCGCTTTAAGTGCAGCAGAAGCAACGGCACCCTTTGCCTGAGCCGTTTTTCTCTTTGCAGTATCTTTAACTGAAGCAACAGTCGCTTGTATCTTTTCCTTTCTTTCCTTTTGTCTGGCAATCTTTTGAGCATCTTTCATGCGTGAAAGTCTAGATGCTGCTGCCATTCTATTACCAGATCCAGAGGTTACTGGTGCTGATCTTTTATCTGAACTTAATTTTACAAATCCACCTCGTCCTTGGGTAACAGTTGCTCTTTCAATGAGAATTTCATCGATTAATTCGTCATCAAATGCATCTTCGATGTCATCAATATCATAGCCTTCTTCGATAAGTTCAGAAACAGCATCTTCCACTGCTTCTGTCAACTCTTCGTCAGAAAGTTCTAGTTCTTCATCTACTTGAGGAGCATAGATACTCTCATACAAACTTCTGATTTCTCCGTACTCGGACTGCGATAAAGCTCTCATCGTAATTCTTAATTAACTCTTTATAAGAATATTTATAAAAAAAAGGACTCCCTTAGGAGTCCTCAGTATATGCTTCATAACCATTATAATCACCAAATAGAAAAGCATCAGATTTTGCTGCTTCTCTATACATCTCTAAAGCATCTTCAGTTTTTATACAGTTACACTTACAGTTACCCTTACAGACAATTTTATCTTCTTCCATTAGATTACATTTTCTCCTGGTTTAAGTATCATATATTTTTTACCGTCAAAAAGAACTCCTGAATAATATTTATCTGTAATCAATACAGAAAACATATTATACTCCCTATCAGCAAAAGGTGTTATATCCACCATATCTCCATAAGTATTTTTCCAAATACTATGATATATTGCACAACCATATCTTTCATCACTAATATCTGTAATTAAATAATATCCACTTATTTTTTCTCCACCATAAGTTTCTACATAATGATTTACATTATTATGACAGTTTGCATCAATACATAATGGTTTAGATACTACAGGTACTTTTAATAGAGTAAGAGAAAACTTACAATACTCTTGAAGTTTAACCACACAATCATCTTCTGGTAATGACAATCTAAACTTTCTCAATCGACCATCCATTTCTTCTCGGACCTTTTCTTTCATAAAGTATTGCTGCATTCATAGTTGCATAAGAAATTTTTTGAGACTTGCAAAATTTTTTTAATCCCCCAAATACCTCAAATTTTTCTCCAGAAGGATTTACTAAAAGATAAGTTACTGATGAAGGAGATTTAAATCCTTCGGCAAATCTTTTTTTTGCTCTTTCACTTATTTTTGTCTTTCGTTCTTTACTACAAGAAACGCCATAACTCGGATTATTTTTTCCTGCCATTTTTTCACTTATTTTTCTTTTAGTTTCTTCTGTATGTTTCTTTACTCCACCAAAGTTTCCCCTTTCTTTTTTGGTTATTAATCTTTTTTGTATTTGCTCTTCCCACTTATCACCATATATTTCTTTATATGTTCTTCCACTCAATTTTGGTGGTCTTAAACTCTCGCATATATTTGTTAGTATTCCACCTTCATCAATATCCCTCTTTCCATATTTTTTGATTAGTTCCTCTTCATAATCATAAGCATCATTTTCATTCTCAAAATATTCAACTATTTTGATTTGAGGTTCATATCCTTCTTTCTTTATTTTTTTAATCTTATCAAACTTTTTAAAATTGTCTGATTTTGCCCTTGATTGTTCTGATAAATGAAAATAGACCCGATTACCTTTCCCCTTTCCAACATAGAAAGGAAGATTAACTCTCGGATCTATTAATTCATAAACATAATACATTTTAACAAACTGAACTTTAATACTATTTATATAATATTATATTTCAGTTTGTTGTATTTGTCAAAGTTTAAATCCTGCAAATGTATCAGTTACCACATCATGCTTAATTCCACCAACAATATATGACTGCACTTGCGTTTCCTGTGGGCTAACCTGAAGACCCTTCGACGAAATCCAATGTTCTGTCCAGGGGAGTGGGTTATTCTTTGCGGGTATGTCATAGATCGGTTTAAGTCCAATTGATTTCATTCTACGATTGGCAATCCATTCCACATACTGCTGAAGCAGTTTATCATTGAGACCAATCATCGAACCATCCTTGAACAGATACTCTGCCCAAAGTTTTTCTTGATTTACAGTTTTCTCAAAAGTATCGATTAACCATTGCTCTTCTTCTTTGAAGATTTTTGCCATCTCAGGATCATCACCTTCTCTCCACTTCTTCAGAATATTCTGAGTAATGGCAAGATGTTGATTCTCATCTCTGGCAATCAGTGAGATGATTTTAGCAGATCCTTCCATAAGTTTGAGTTCACCAAAAGCAAAACTACAAGCAAATGAAACATAGAATCGAATACCTTCAAGGATATTAACATTCGCAACTGCCTTAAAGAGTTTACGTTTGAGTTCATATCTTGAATCTTGTGCATAAGGAACTCCTTCTATTGCATGTTGCCAGTCATTAGTACTATCATAATGATGTGCGGCATTAATAAAATCATTATATGCTTCTGTCACACTCATAGCACGTTCTACAATACGCTCATCATTCAGAATATGATCAAACACATCTGAAGGGTCTGAATAAACATTCTTAATAATGTGAGTATATGAACGACTGTGGATCATCTCCATGAACCCCCAGACCTCCATACATGCCTCTAATTCAGGTAATGAACAGTAAGGGATAAAAGCCATCCCAGGACCACGCCCTTGTACAGAATCCAGCATGATCTGATACTTAAGATTGCTGGTAAAAATGTGCTTTTGCTCAGGGCGTAATGTCTGATAGTCCGCACGGTCTTTCTGTAGGGAAACCTCTTCGGGTCTCCATAAATATCCCAGTTGTTGCGTTGTAAGTTTGTCAAAAATTGGATACTTGTAAGAATCGTATCTCTGAATACCTAATGGTTTCCCAAAGAACATTGGTTGCTTTTTAGTGTCTACCTCTTCTGCATTGAACACGGTCATAGAATCGACCACTGGTCTCTCCTCTTTATTTGTCTTAAATCGTACAAGACTCACAGCCTTCCTCCTCTTCGGTTTCTATTTGAGAAATTAAACTATCAAGTGACTCATTGGAATCATCCATTTCGTCAGTCTTGATATCATATGTGTTTTGATAATATGCTGTTTTCCAACCATAACGATAACAAGTCAAAATATCTTGTGCCATGACAGACACTGGAATTTGATTATTAGGATAATGTTCCGGATTGTAATTCCAATTACCAGAAATTGCCTGGTCAAAGAATTTTTGAATTACGGCAACAATATTAATGTATCCTTTATTGGATCTCATTTCCCAGAGAAGATCATAGTTGTTCTTCAGTGTTCCGTATTGGGGAACAATCTGCTTAAGAGGTCCTTTTTTGGACTTCTTAATGGACAAGTATCCTCTAGGGGGTTCAATTCCATTTGTTGCGTTTGACACAACGGAACTGCTCTCTGAAGGCATCTGTGCGGACAACGTTGAGTTCCTAACTCCGTATTGATTAACTTGTGCCCTAAGACTCTCCCAATCATAGTGAAGCTCATTTGGTACAATCTCATCTACCTCATTCTTATATGTATCTATTGGAAGAATTCCATTACCATACTTAGTGCGATGACTGTATTCACATGCACCCTTTTCCTTCGCAAGATTGACAGTTGCCTGAATGAGATAGTATTGGAATGCTTCGGATAAGTCATGAACAGACTTCCATGCTTCAGGATCATCATACTTATGCCCATTCTTGGCAAGGTAATGTGCGAGTCCGCTATAACCAATACCTAACGAACGACGTGCTCTTGTGGCAATCTCTGCTGCTCTAACGGGATACCTCTGAAAATCAATGAGTTCATCAAGACTCCTGACAGCAAGATCACAAAGAACATCAAGATCTTCAAGATCCCTAATCTTACCAATATTAATAGCACTAAGGATGCAGAGAGCAATTTCACCATTTTCATCATCAATATGCTGTAAAGGTTTAGTTGGAAGAGTGATTTCTTGGCAATTATGGACAAGAATGTCATTTGCAAAGAAATTATGTGTTCCTTTTACGGTAATATCGTAAACGGGAATTTCTTCTTCGAGATATTCAATCTTTAGCATTTTTTCTCCTGTTTTGTTCTAAAAGTTGTTTAGCAAGTTTTCTTTGAGTTTCGTCTCTATAATAAGGATTATACACCAATCCAGTTTCATTTTCAATACATTTATAAAAGTTTTGATGGTTTCCTCCAAATCTATTTTTAGAAAAATGTTTTGGGAATTTTACATTCAATTCATTAAAAGCAAACTCAACTATTCTTTTTCTGCCACCAATAAACCCATACTTTTTAGTAAACTTTACTCCAATTTCAATAAGTTGTTCATCAATGAGTCCTGAATAGTTTGGATTATTGCGACCAGTAGTTCTTATAGAAATATTGTTTCTCCACTCTTCCTGAACCTCCTGTGAGCATCTGGGAAGCATCCAACCACCAGTTCCACCTGAAGTGGCATTATATCCTTTTTTAGTATCACTTTCAAAAAGTTTAATAAAGTGTGTTTCTTTTTCATTAATAATGTTTTCATCTTCTGTTTGATAGGTTTCAATCACAGATAAGTCCCAACAATCTTCACCATATTTTCTAATAGCAGAATGAAATCTAAATTTAGAACCGTTTCTTGCTGATGATAAATGACGATTCCAACGATGCTCCAAAGAGTATTCAGTTTTTCCTATGTAAGATTTTCTATTTTTCTTATTGGTAATTTTATACACAATATATGTTTTCATAATAGGAGGTGTAATCTCATAACTATTTATAAAATATAGACATTACACTCCCTATAAAAATCAAATAATATTTAGAATGTCAGTTTCTTTAAGATGCTTTGCCATTACATATCGACGATTTTTGGTATAAACTTTATGATCTGGAGTAACAACAATACTCTTACCACTTTCTTCATCAGTAATTCTCATTACTTTTGCTTTTGGTGATGTTTGAGCAAATGCGGTAATTTGATTATAATCAAGTGCTTTAGATGGATCTCCATCAAGATCATAAGAAAGAACTTCTACACACTCCAAAGGAAGACCTTCTTGAATAAATTCTCCAAGTTGTTGTATTTCAAATACAAGAGGAGGGAGACGAGTTGTTTCTGTTGTATTACCATCAACTTTTTTAGAAGTAGTAATTCTTACATCAATCTTTGTATCACCCGCAACACATAGGTTGCTCATCTCAACTTTATCCATAAAGGATGAGTGAGAATTGCAATGGTCAATGTTCATAATGTAGATTCTACCAGTTTCGGCACGTTCTTTCAAGAGGTCGAAAAATAATTCTTGACCGCCGATAGTCTTGCGCGGAATTGATCCATCTTGTTCATAACCCAAATAGAGGTCATCAAACTCAGGAGTACCAAAAGCATCATACAGACCTGGAACATCGTTAGGACTGAAGAGTGTGATTTTTTCGTTTTTGATAAATCTTTCATAAAAGATTTTTGAGATTTGTATAGAGTAATCAAGTTTTCTCACTCGGTTGTCTTCTGTACCCTTATTGTTCTTAAGAACTAGGATGTCTTCGATTTCGATGTGCCAGATTGGAAAGTGGACAGTAGCACTTCCACCACGAATCCCGTTTTGTGTACAACTTCTGACAGTTGACTCAAATTTTTTGAGGAATGGGACAACACCTGTATGAATAACTTCTCCCCCTCGGATTTTGCTGTTGATGCCACGGATTCTGCCTGCATTGATACCGATTCCCGCCCTTTGAGCAACATACCTAAAAACTGCAGCATCACTAGACTCGATACTACGGAGGGTGTCATCAATATCAACCAGAACACAACTAGCATATTGTCGAAGTGGTGTCCGCACTCCTGCCATGATAGGTGTGGGAATGTTGATTTTGTGTCTTGAGATTGCATCGTAATATTTTTTAACGTAATCTAGTCTTGTCTCTTTTGGATATTTAGAGAATATGGTTGCGGCAATCAGCAAATACATGAACTGTGGAGTCTCATATACCTTACCATTACTCCTGTCCTGGACAAGATACTTATCACAAACTTGACGCAAACCTGCATAAGTAAACAAATAGTCCCGATCATGATCAATAAAGGAATCAAGTTTATCAAATTCTTCGTCAGAATACAGGTCAAGTATTTCTGCATCATAAACTTCTTTAGCAACACATCTCTCAACTTGCTCCTTTAGTGTTGGTGTTTCGTGCATACGACCATAAAGTTGTTTGCGAACGGCAAACAAAAGAAGTCGTGCGGCAACAAACTGATAGTTAGGATTTTCCAAACTTACTAAGTCTGATGCGGAACGAATTAAAATCTCTTGAATCTCATCTGTTGTGATACCATCATAAAACTGAATACCAGATTGAATCTCAACCTGACTTGCAGATACACCGGCAAGATCTTTACATGCCTCTTCCACCATTATATGCAGTTTATTTAAATCAAGAGGTTCATTTTTTCCATTTCTTTTAGTTACCTTTGTTCCATTGGTCATATTTTTTTCCAGTTGTTAAATTTAATTTTTGCTTCTAATCCTGAGTAGGTATTCAATTCTACCATAGACATAACATCATGTCCAGCAAGAACAATGTCGTTAATATCTTTATCAACTATGTTATTTGGCCAGATGACGACTTTTTCATTTCTATTGATACATCCTTCAACCCTTCTAACAATTTCTCTATTGCGGGGTTCGTTATCGTAAACAAAAATAATGTTGCTTCCCTTAAGATAACCCAAGTCACCATCACTACCACACAAAGCGACACTATTAGTGATGAAAGTGCTATCAAAGGGTCCTTCGACCACATAGATAGGTGATTTTTTATCAATAGTTTCAAGTCCATAAACTTTCGGTGCTTCCTCATCCAACATCACAGTGATATATTTAGTGAATGATTTTCCCAGTGCTCTGCCCTGAAATCCAATAAGATTTTTGCTCTCATCATACATTGGTATTACAATACGCCTCTCATCTTTTTTGATAGTATCAAAGGTTTGCTTCTGCGTATTTGTCCACTCCATGAACTTGTCAGCATAATAAAACTTGTCCGGATCTATCTTACGATTTGTAAGATATTCATTGGCAAAAGAATTTGTTGTTGCTTTTGGAAGATTGATAGATTTTTTAAATACTGGTTTTGTAAATTTAAACTTTGGTGCTTGAACAACAAAGTTTTTACCAGTATGACCTTCCTTAAACTTCTCAAGAGTATATTGCTTATGGAGATTTACATCAATCTCCTTTAGCAAGTTATTAAAGGACATACTCGCACCACAGTTATGGCACTTGAAGTTAGTATTATTTTTGACCTGGTAGATATATCCCCGTGTCTTATTTTTATTCTTCTTTGAGTCTCCACAAATAGGGCATCGAAAATTATAAAGATTATCTTTAACTCTCTTAAACTTCTGAAGACGAGAAGATACCATTCCAATATACTTGGAATCAACCAAATCCATTGCATTTAAAGACTACTTTGATGTGTCTATTATAACCTGCTGTGGGGTTTCAGTCAAGAAGAAAGGTGCAATACGACTTCCGACACCTATGAGTAGTGCAAAGACTGCTAGAACTCCTCCTACCTGCCATCTAAACTTGGAAAATGCCTTTATCTCTATCTGCATATTATCTATTCTTTTATGGAGAATTTTACTATTTTTTTCTTCCGTTTCTTTTAATTCATCAATCATCTTTATAATAAGACTATCAGTCTTCATACTTTGCTCTATTCTTTCATCATGCTTCGTGAGAATTTGAGCAATACGAGTATTTCCTTCCGATATCTTTTCCACTGCCGATTCTAATTTCGCAAGCATCTCTCTTGAGAGATCTTCATACATGTCAAGTTTTGATTCCAATACTGCAACCTTTGAACTATTAGATAGCATTATTTTTCTCCACCACTCCATCGTTTTCTTGCTCCGGGAAAACAACCCTTACCAATAATCCTTCTTCTCATCGGTCCCATAACCTTATCATATCCCTTAACACCACTACCATCTCCAACAGAATTAGCAATTGCTTCTTCCTTAATCGACTTAACAATATTCATTACATTTTTAATTCTTCTATCATCTATCATATTCTTATACTCTTAAAAAACCTATTAGATCCTTTTTAATTGCTTGATACAGTATTCATCCTCTTCCAATTCAGATATTTCAGTTTTTGGATATTCTGATATTCTATTTAAGAATAAGAAAAAACTTTTTACTGATGGCCAAAGTTCACGATCAAGATTATAAAATAATAAAGGAACTGTAGCATCATCAAAGACATTAAACAATACTGTTAAATGATTAAGTATGAGATGAGTTTTAAGTTCCCCAGTATTTTTGTATCTCTTCAATAATCTTTTAACATACTTAATTCTTTTTAAGTCATCTTCAAAGTCATCTTTCGTGACTGCCTGGGGATTATTATAAAATTTTATAGCAAAGAGTAAATAATTACTCTCATTCAACTCATCAAATCTCATACTAAATTATCAACTATCTGGGAGAACACTATCATCAGCAGCATCAGATGTAGTCAGAATACCACCCGCAACTAAAACTTCATTCTTAACTCTTAATCTTCCATGCATATCAATATAAGTTGTAATTCCAACCCAACCAGAATGTGTAACAGCATATGCCGTTGTTGCAGCAATTCCTGCTTCAATTTCATCTATTCCATATACTACACGAGTTACAGGATTAGTTGAAAGTCCAGTCTGAACTTCAGGTGCAGCATATGCAGTATCTGCCATTGCATACAGAGGTTCCTGTGAAATAGCAAACGTAGTTGTTGCAGGAACTGTCGTAACACCAGCAACAAAATAGTCTGTGCTATAGATTGTCAGTGATCCATTATTTGTTACAGAATCAACTACGGCAAAACCATAAGTTGCACCGGCACCTACACTGATAACATCACCTTGAGTGACACCATCATCAGTAAATGTTGTTCCAGCACCAGTAACAGTTTTACTAGCAAAGTCAATGGAAATAGTTCCCGTGCTTGTTACTAAATCTTTATCGCCCCATAGAGACATGTTCTATTACCTTATAATTCTTTTTATAATGATATTTATATTATTCAGTTTCTCTTACCTTAATAGCATTTGAAACTACTTCAAGAAGTTGATCATCCATATCAGTTTTGGTCAACTTAACTGCTTTAGAAAGAATAACTAAACAAATCTCTATAAGTTTCTCACCCAGTTCCTCATTATCAGGAACTTTAGAAACTGCATCACCAATAATTTTTGATGCTAATGGAAGTAAAAATGCTAACATGGTTTAAACCAGAAGTCTAAACTATATAGCAGATTTAATCTTTATTTGATACCCACTTTTTATTTTCCTTGTCCCACGTCCTAACTTCACCAGGACGCAATCTATCTTTTGCTTCTCTAGCCTTATCGTAAAACTTACCAAACTTCATTCTACCATCTTGTTCTTTATGCCTCTCTTCCTCATCAGCAAACTTTTTCATTTGCTTGGTATCGGCATAGTCTATCCTTTCTTGAACTTTTTTCTTCTCAGTAGACATCACCTTACATATCATAAGACATCTTGAGACCCATTGCTCTCAACTTGTTCTTGGCAAGATTGATTTTAGTAGGCATTGATCTTGGATCTTCTTCCTTTGCAGGTTGTGATCTTTCGTCCCAATTTTTTGTACCATACTTACATTCTTCTCTTGTCTCATCTTTCTCACAATCCGGACAATAACGCATATTTTCTACACTTTCAGGTATTCTTAGCATTTTTATATCTTTATCCCTCATAGCAGATCTTAGTTTTCTTTCTTTTTCTGCGTTTTCTGCTTCTTTTTTTGCTGCATTATCGGATTTTTTTTCTTCCTCAACTCTTTGTGCCTTCAGTGCATCAAGTTCTGCTTTAATTCCCTCACGAACGGTGGGTTCATAATTTTCTAAATGACTTTTTCCTTTCTTGAAGAAAGATCCAACTGCTCTACCTG